GGCACCAACAAAGGCACCGATGATCATCGAGAACGCTGGGCCAATGATCTTGAAGATTTCGTTGTTATCAATAACATGGTTTGGCATAAACAAACCAATAAGGAAGATTGCAACAACAGATAGCATGATAGATGATAGCACTAACGTGACCATCTTCATGATTGTGAGTTGAATCTTACCCTTCTCGAGCTCTAGATGCTCAAGAGATGTAATCTGTGGTGTGGATAAAAAAGAAAGTAAGGACATACAATACCTCAATTAGTGGTTGACATAATTCGAAAAGTATTTATAATAGGGAGTTAATTGGAGATCATATGAGCACATTCTACACCCGCGTTGACCCCCTTGGTAATGACCTTCTTGTTCGGGGCTTCGAAGATGGTAAGCCCATCATGAAGAGGGTTCCCTACAAGCCGTACATGTTCGTGCCATGTCGTACGGACACAAAGTACAAGACGATCGATGGCAAGCCTGTCGACAAGCTGCACTTCGACTCGATGCGCGAGTGTCGTGACTACATTCGTCAGTACAAAGATGTTGCTGGTATGCCGATGTACGGCTTCGATAAGTTTCACTTCATGTACATCTACGACACCTACAAGGGAGAGATCAACTACGATCCCTCTCTGACGTCTGTTGTCTCGCTCGACATCGAAGTTGACATTGCAAACAGCAGAGGCTTTCCTAAGCCAGAGCTAGCAGAGAATGAAGTCACTCTGATCACAATCTCTCGTAAGGGCAAGAAGGCTGTGTTCGGATGTCAGCCATTCGATAACAAGGATCCAGAGAACGTTACCTACTATAAGTGTGTCGATGAGACTGCACTGTTGCGTTCGTTCCTCGATGTGTGGAACTCTGTCGAGTATTCCCCTCACATCGTTACTGGCTGGAACATTGACTTCTTCGATATTCCCTACATCATCAACCGTATTGCTCGTGTCCTTGGTGAGAATGCTGTAAAGAAGCTCTCTCCCTGGGGCATCGTCAAGTCTCGTACGATCAAGCAGTTTGGTGTAGAGGATATGCAGACTATCTGGGACATCTATGGTCTGAACATCCTCGACTACATCCAGCTGTATAAGAAGTTTGCATACACTCCTCAAGAGTCGTACTCTCTCGACCATGTGTGCTATGAAGAGCTTGGAGAGAAGAAGACTGACTACTCTGACCTCGGAACGTTGGCGGACCTTCAAGTCAAGGACTGGCAGCGCTACACAGAGTATAACATCCGAGACGTTGAGCTAGTCGATAAGCTAGATGATAAGTTGAAGCTGATTGAGCTGGTGATGGCAATGGCATATGATGCCAAGGTCAACTACCATGACACCTTCACTACGGTGGGTCTGTGGGATGTTATCATCCACAACTATCTACTCGATAGATGCTATGTCATCCCTCCTGTGAAGGTCGGAGATGCACGAGACACTATCCTTGGTGGCTATGTGAAGGATCCTCAGGTCGGTATGCACAAGTGGGTTGTTTCTCTCGACTTGAACTCTCTGTATCCTCATATCATCATGCAGTACAACATCTCTCCTGATACGTACAAGGGCGTGTTCCCCGATGCTCCTATCCACCTCAGTGAAGGTCCTGACAAGGCTGAACCTCTTGTTATGATGATGCAGGATGGTTATCTGAACGCTGATCGTCGTAAGTATCTGCAGGATAACGACCTGACCTGCACTGCCAACATGCGTATGTTCTCTCGCTCTAAGCAAGGGTTCCTTCCTGCTCTGATGTCGAAGATGTACAACGATCGTGTGGTCTACAAGAACCAGATGATTGAGTCTAAGAAGCTGCTCGAGCAACAGAAGAGTGTGCAGCTCGAAAAGGACGTTGCTAAGTACAACAACCTTCAGATGGCAAAGAAGATTCAGCTGAACTCTGGATATGGAGCCCTTGCTAATATCTACAACCGTTGGTATCGTGCAGAGTTTGCAGAGGCGATTACCTCCTGTGGTCAGCTGACTACTCGTTGGATCGAAGCGAAGCTGAACGAGCTTCTTAACAAGACGTTCAAGACCGAAGACTTCGACTATGTGATTGCTTGTGATACCGACTCTGTGTACATGAAGGCTGATAAGTTTATTGAGCTTGCTGGGAAGGACATGACTACCGAGCAGTGTGTTGCATACCTCGATAAGGTATCTCTCCAGCTTCTCGAGCCGTTCATCGATAAGAAGTACGAAGAGCTCTGTCGTTATGTGAATGGTTATGACCAGAAGATGAAGATGAAGCGTGAGTGCATTGCAGAGAAGGGTATCTGGACAGCAAAGAAGCGCTACATCCTCAACGTATGGAACCAAGAAGGAGTTGCGTATAGTGAACCTAAGCTCAAGATGGCTGGTATCGAAGCGATCCGTACATCTACTCCTATGGTCTGTCGTAAGGCTATTAAGGATACGCTTAGCATCATCATGAACTCTACGGAGGACGATATGCAAAAGTTCATCGCCGACTTCCGTAAGGAGTATGATGAGTTGGCGTTCGAGACGGTCGCTTCTCCTCGTTCTGTCTCTGATTTGAATAAATATAGAGATGGTGGTTCTGTCTTCAAGAAGGGCACACCCATCAATGTGAAGGGTGCGCTGATGTACAACCATCTTCTTCGTCAGCATAAGCTAGAGAAGAAGTACGAAGCGATTGGGGACGGACAGAAGATCAAGTACTCCTACCTTAAGACCCCTAACCCTATCCAATGTAATGTGATTGCATCGCCTGGAGGGCTTCCTCCTGAGTTTGGTTTGGACAGATACATCGACCGCACTATGCAGTTCGACAAGTCTTATCTCGAACCGATCAAGACGATCTGTGACAGCATTAACTGGAAGACAGAGAAGACATACACACTAGAGGACCTTTGGAACTAATGGCAAACATCAAACTAGACGAATCATTCGACTTCGGCTTCTCCATCGTAGATGAGGGAGAGCTCGATGTACTACAAGAGGCACAAGATACAATCACGACTGTATCTGCAGAAGCAGCAACATTAGAGGACAGGCTGAACAAGCTGTATAATATGATGATGCCGCTACTTAACAACTTAGCAAAGAACCCAGATAAGAACTATATCTTCTGGCCTAATAGACTTGCGAAGATCGAACAATTCCGCGATCAATTGGATAAGGTCTATCTTAACAGTTGACCTTTATAGTAAAACATCGTATAAGGTAACTACAGTTAGAGCTACAAGGAGTCATTATGTCGCTTATTGATAAACTAAAGAAGAATTCTACATCGAAGTATACCGCTGTTCTATCGGAGTCCAAGTTCTTCTCGGACAAGGATATGATCCAGACCAAGGTGCCGATCGTGAACGTTGCTCTGTCGGGCAAGCTCGATGGTGGCTTTACTCCTGGTCTGACGATGTTCGCAGGACCATCGAAGCACTTTAAGACTGCGTTCTCGCTTCTGATGGCGAAGTCGTATCTCGACAAGTATGCAGATGCTGTGCTGTTGTTCTACGACTCAGAGTTTGGTACGCCGCAGGCTTACTTCGACTCGTTTGGTATTGACACATCACGGGTCCTCCATACTCCTATCACAGACGTCGAGCAGTTGAAGTTCGATATCATGAGTCAGCTTGATCAGATCGAGCGTGGTGATCATATCATCATCGTTGTTGACTCTATCGGCAACCTCGCTTCTAAGAAGGAAGTGGAAGACAGTCTGAACGAGAAGTCGGTTGCAGATATGTCTCGTGCGAAGCAGCTCAAGTCTTTGTTCCGTATGGTAACTCCTCACCTCACACTCAAGGATATCCCGATGTGTGTCGTGAACCATACGTACATGGAAATCGGTATGTTCCCTAAAGCAATCGTCGGCGGTGGTACTGGTTCGTACTACTCCGCAGATAACATCTTCATTATTGGTCGCCAGCAAGAGAAGGATGGAAGTGAGGTTTCTGGCTACAACTTTATCATCAACGTAGAGAAGTCACGCCATGTCAGAGAAAAAGCAAAGATCCCAGTTACGGTTCTTCATCAGGGAGGCATTTCGCGATGGTCGGGGCTTATTGACCTGGCCACTGCTAGTGGTCATGTTATCAAGCCTTCCAATGGTTGGTATCAACGAGTGGACATGTCTACAGGAGAGATTGAAGACAAGAAGTGGCGATTCAAAGATACAGAGTCAAAAGACTTCTGGCTGCCAGTACTCTCCTGCAGCAAATTTAGCGAGTATGTGGAAAAGAAATACCGAGTAGCATACGGTGACATCCTTGCTGATGAGGATTCGGTTCAAGACGTATATGATGCGATGGGTGAAGAATGAACACTGAGAAAGTAATCCTTTCTAGTCTAGTTTCGAATGATGAGTATGCGAGGAAGGTTATCCCCTTCCTCGACACCACCTACTTCCATACCAAGTCCGAGCAGATAGTCTTCAAGCTGATTGAGGACTATGTGGGCAAGTACAATGCGTTCCCCACAAAGGAAGCATTGCAGGTGGATCTTAGTGATAAGTCGATTCAGCAAGAGCTGTTCGATCAAGCAAAGCAGGTGATCGATGAGGTCACGCAACCTAACACCCTCGAGCGTTCGGTCGACTGGCTTGTTGACACTACCGAGAAGTTCTGTCAGGACAAGGCAATCTACAATGCGATCATGGAATCGATCTCGATCCTTGACAACAAGAGCGAGAAGAAGCAGACGAAGGGAGCTATTCCTAAGATCCTCCAGGATGCTCTTGCTGTGTCGTTCGACTCGTCTATCGGACACGACTTCATCGAGGATGCAGAAGCTCGCTATGAATTCTATCATCGCAAAGAGCAACGTCTAAAGTTCGATCTGGACTACTTCAACAAGATCACTGGTGGAGGTCTGCCTAACAAGACTCTCAACATTGCTCTAGCTGGTACTGGTGTTGGTAAGTCGATGTTCATGTGTAGCTGCGCTGCAGCTAACCTCAAGGACCACAAGAACGTTCTCTACATCACTCTCGAGCTTGCAGAAGAACGAGTAGCAGAACGTATCGATGCTAACTTGCTCGACTGTCCGATTGGAGAGCTTGCAGACATGCCTAGGAACGTGTATGAGAAGCGAATGGCCAAGCTCAGGGAGACTTCGAAGGGCAAGCTGATCATCAAGGAGTATCCGACTGCATCTGCCGGCTCTGCTAACTTCCGTCACCTCCTACAAGAGTTGAAGCTCAAGAAGAACTTCATTCCTGACGTCATCTATATCGATTATCTGAACATCTGTACATCCAGCCGTATCAAGGCAGGTGCTAATGTCAACTCGTATACAGTGATCAAGGCAATCGCAGAAGAGCTTCGTGGTCTGGCTGTGGAGTTCAATGTTCCGATCATCTCGGCTACACAGACTACTCGTTCGGGCTTCTCTAACTCTGATGTCGGCCTCGAGGATACTTCCGAGTCGTTCGGTCTGCCTGCAACGGCTGACTTCATGTTCGCTCTGATCACATCCGAAGAGCTGGCTGCTCTGAATCAGATCATGGTCAAGCAGCTAAAGAATCGCTACAACGATCCTGACAGGTTCAAGAGGTTTGTGGTAAGTGTAGACAAAGCCAAGATGCGTCTGATGGATGCAGAGGATGCGACAGACGACCTTGTAGACGATACGCCGGTGATGGATAAGACTCAGATCGGTCAGCGTATGCAGGATGAACGTAAAAACCTATTTGAAGGATTTAAGTGATGATGGACGCTGGAGATAGTGGCTGGGTAGCCAAAGAGATGCCCGAGCAGTTGTTCTACAAGATACCAGAGAAGTCTGGGTGGAAAGTGTGGCTGATGGGGGATCATGGTAGTGGCCAGTCTGGTGCTATCGTATATCAACCTAATAAGGGCATGGAACCTAACTGGTTTCATCGTAAGATGCAAGAGCTTTGTTTCGGGTTTCAATGGAGGAAGATCGATGGTTAATTACAAAATGCAGCCTACTGGACACATTGTCGATGTTGGAGGGGGATTCGGTATTGCGGGAGCTGATGTTATTGAAACTAAGACAAATCAGGTGCTCGCAAGCAGTATCCCAATGCCCGAAGCCAAAGCCATGGCACGTCACCTCAATCTCGGGGGTGGGTTTAATGGTTCCACTCCAGCGTTTTTTTTAAATAAACCTGGGAAATTAAATAATCAAGAAGAAACTTATTATAAATAAAACATTATAATGCGTGTAAGCGTGACATGATCACGCTAGTGGCAAGTGCTTCGGCGACTGGAATTAACGGGGAAGCTGCAAGGCAGGTGGGGTTCCTCCCGTTCACGCATGAGGGCAGGCTCGAAAGGGCCTGCCCTTTTTTTGTTGACTTTTTCTCATAAACTCTGTATAAGGGGGTATCAATTATGGAGAAGATGATGACAAAGCAAGTGACGACCGAAGAACTGGCTGGGGCTCTCAAGGGAATCAGCATGAACCTGATTGAAAAGCAGAATCAAACCACAGATGAGATCTGCCTGGGGATCGAATTCTTCGAGCTGTGGGGCCTCGATGAGGGCGTCGATGCCATGTGGATCAAGTTGATGACTTATGGTGATGCCAACAAGATTTACAAGAAGTGGCAGAAGGATGAAGCGAGACGGCGAGCAAATAGTCGTTGACCTTTTTGTGAAAATGAGGGATAAGGGGGCTCCACTGATGAAAAGGAAGCAAAAATGAATCTTCGTAACCCCACTTACACCTACAACTTCCAAACTTCACAACCCCTCACAGAAGCTCAAATTGAATGGCTTAACAACCAACTTTGGGATAACCTTCCTACGGAAAATGACCTCGAAGATATTCCAGAATGGACTACAGAAATCAAATTAGATAATGTAGAAGAACTCATTGATTAAAGGATATATTATGAACTACGGATTTCCTACCATCACTAACATCTCTGATGTACTGCCTGCTATTGATGGTCGTGATGAATTCGTCGTGGCTGAAAAGGAAGGCTATACTGTCATCAACTACAACGTAATGATGGCTGATACCTTTGATTGCGATATTCGTCGAGAGTTGCGTGGTATCATCTTCGATACTGAGACTGGTGACATCCTTCGTCGTCCGTTCCACAAGTTCTTCAACGTGAATGAGCGGGAAGAGACTCAGGACCATGTTGTTGATCTGTCTCAGGAACATCGTATCCTTGAGAAGCTCGATGGCTCGATGATCGCTCCGTTCATGATCTGGCCTGGTGAGATGGTTTGGGGTACGAAGATGGGCGCTACTGATGTGGCAAAGCCTGTCGAAGAGTTCGTTGAGGCTAACTCTCACTATCGTCAGTTTGCGAAGTTTACAATCAGCCGTGGTTACACTCCTATCTTCGAATGGTGCTCGCGCAAACAGCGCATCGTTCTGGATTACAAGGAAGATCAGCTGATCCTGACTGCTATTCGTGATATTACAACTGGTCGATATATGTCACACGATCTCATGGAGGCTCATGCAGAGTCGTATCGCATCCCTGTTGTCCGTACTTTCGAACCGCAGTCCGATATGAAGGCTTTCATCGAGTACGTTCGGGATCTAGAAGATCGTGAAGGCTTTGTAGTCCGTTTCTCTGATGGTCACATGCTAAAGCTAAAGTGCGATTGGTATGTTCAGATTCACAAGGCGAAGGAAAAGATCCTACAGGATCGTAACATCGTCGAGCTGATCCTGGATGAGAAGCTGGATGACGTTAAGGCTCACCTTCCTCAAGAGGACTGCGATCGTTTGTCTGAGTTTGAAGCCCATTTCAACCTTGCGTTGTTTGATGTAGCTTTCTACTTGGCTAATGATCTTAGTTGGATACGTGAAGATCATATCGATCGCAAGACCTTTGCTCTTGAACACGCTGAAAGATACGATCAGTACATGCGCGCATTGATCTTCAAGAACTTCGAAGAGCTCGAACAGTCAAAGTATTGGGCTGATGTCCGCAACACAATTCGTAACAACCTAACCAAGACTGTAAAGTACGAAGCGATTCGTGATGCTTGGTTTCCTGGAGTGAAGTATAATGACTGAAGAAAAACGTAAAGAACAGTGGTCTAAATTGCCAAAGATTTCTTATCCATTGAAAAAGAATGTTAAGTATCAGGGTTCAGTGGTTAAGTGGTCCTCTGGTTATGTGGGATATAATAGTGTGGAGTATCGTTGGTAATGCCTAAGTGTACAATTCTCGTTGGTGTCCCTGCTTCTGGCAAGTCGACTTGGCTTAGAGACCAGGAGCTGTGGACACTGATTGTCTCGACAGATAACATCATTGAAGAGCTTGCGGAGACGTATGGCTTAACCTACAACGAGGTCTTCAAGGACACTATTCGCTTTGCTGAATTGGTTATGAACAACGAAATGGATAAGGCCATGGCCTATGGGGATGCCAACTTCCATATCGATCGTACTAACCTCACTGTGAAGTCCCGTAGGAAGTTCATCGAGAAGCTCAAGCCACATGGCTATCAGTTCGAGGCTGTGGTGTTTCCCATGCCTGGTACAGAGAAGCTGTCTCAGGAGGAATGGAACCACCGTCTGGATTCGCGTCCTGGCAAGACGATCCCGGGCTACATTCTGTCTTCGATGATCGAGCATTATGAGGTTCCTACGGAAGCCGAGGGGTTCGATAAAATTATCTTTTTGTGAAAATAACTGTTGCCTTTTTCGAAAAAATGTCCTATAAGGGTATATAAGATGAAGAAAAGGGAATTGATTATGACAGCTTTCACAAAACAGAATTTGGTTATCAGCGGCGACTACGTATTCTATCAGCCACATGCTGATAACTACTGGGAAGACCGCAAGTTCGTTGCTCGCTTCAAGCATCGTGGTCCTGTCACGAAAGCTAAGTTCATCAAGACTCTGATCAATCGCTACTCGGTCGAAGAGTACTTCAACCGTCTGGCTGGTGCTTACAACGCACAGGGTGAAGCTCCTCTGCAGATCCTGATGAACGACAACGTTCTGGTCTTCGACAACGAAAACCGCAAGTTCATCCTGGAAGGGAAGGTATTGTAATATGGCTATTGATGTGAAAGAAGTTGGCGAAGTGTTCGTCGTAAAGGATCTCAAGTTCTCGACCTACGAAGAGGGCGAAGAACTCCTGCATGAAGCTACCTATGGGTTCTATGCAACCTACGAAGCAGCTCGTAAAGCTATCAAGATGCTCGAGAACAAGGATTGGAATCTGCCACGTGGTAGCTGGCATGTCTATTCTGAGTTGGTTTATGAATGAGCTGTTGACCTTTTTGTGAAAAAGAGGGATAAGGGTATATAATGAAAAAGGAATTAATTATGACTGACAATGAAATGACACAATACCTCCTGCAGACAGCAGATGTTCCCGAGTCTGCTCGTACCTCTTATGCTGCAGGATACTTCGAATCAACTCTCCTCACAATGATGGCTCGGTTTCCCGAAGTCCGCAAGGAGATCGAATGGCGGGTTGAATATCGCCGTAACGAACTCGAAGTCAAAGAGTATAATGAGCGTGCAGATGCTCGGCGTGCTACGATGGAGATTGCATAATGTATAAGGCAGTATTGATGAGCGTAGGTGAGACGATCTACGAAGGCATGGATCAGCTCCAGGCTATCCTCAAGGCTCAGTTCTCTGGCTCAGAGGCAATCGTGTATGCGCCGGATGGTGGATCTATGATCTACAATCCAGAGTCTGGCTGGCGTCAGATATAATCAAATACCTAGTTGCCTTTATTCCTCAGCTAGGGTATAACTAGAATATGGACAGGGTCACGAGTGACTTTTCGTATATTGGGTTGGGATTGAATTCTTTGTAAATTCCCTAAGTGAGTCGGCCCTGTCCATATTCTTTTTTTGGAGATTGTTATGTATCAACGTGGTGGTAAAGTTCAGAAGCCGATCGGCGACGAGCGCATTAATCCGATGACTCTGATGCAGTTTGCTCGTGAGTGTGCGAACCAGCTCAACGGAGCCGGATATGAAGATAGCGCTTTCTACTTCGAACAGATTGTAGATCATCTGCGAGCTGGTAAGGGTCTGACCGCTGATCCTCGTAAAGTTTCTTCGTTGTTAGGATTGTAATATGGATATTCCATCACAACTGGAACGTATTAAGAATGCTCGATTGGCTATGGTGCGAGCTCAGAATCCTAAGTTTAAGGACCTATGGTTTAATGTAGCCAATAAGTTAGTCGAAAGCCTTGGACCAGGTCAACCATGGCTTCGTACATATGATGGGAAATTGAAATGATGCTCTTGATAGTTTCAGCGTTGATTGTTTATACGATTTATGCTATAAAGACTAGTAGGGTCACGGATGAAGAGCGTGACGAGATGCTTAATAGTGAGGATATGTTTCCATGATTATACAGAATGCAGTAACGTGCCTTGGCTGTGGAGACTTCATTGTCTCTAAGCATCGTCACGACTTTGTGACATGCACCTGTGGTAGTATCTCTGTAGATGGTGGTCAGGCGTATCTGCGGCGCGTTGGTAGTTTGACTCCAGGGTCCTACGTCGATGAATCGTGGGAACTTCCAGATGACTTGTATCGTCAATGCGCTGATGCAGTCGAAGAAGCTATCGACACCAATCGTAATAAGTTTGGTATTGCTAATGCTGTAATGCGTAGGCTTCGATCAGCCGCTCGTATTGTCGCCGAGGGTGAACAGCGCATCTTTGCAACGAACACGAATGTTGATGAGATCATGGTCGAAGAAGCTGATGGAACATATAATCGTTATAAGAAGGTTGTAGAATGCGATACTCTTTAGAACGCGAAGGCGATGGTGCTGGTGATCGAGGCGGCATGAGTGATGCCATTACTCCTATTTGGGACGAAAACCATAAACTAATAGATAAAATTATCGAAAATAACGC